TCACTAATAAATTTCAACTATGACACCTGAAGATTTAGAATTATTTAAGAAGCACATGCCCCTGTACGAAAGCTACAAGAAGCACGCATTTATCCGTAATTATGACAAAGAAGTTTACACGGAATTAATCTACCTGTATACTACCTATGTTAACCCAAAGCACAACTTCAGCCATTGGTGCAGTAGCTGCCGAATGGAGTTGGTTAACTACCTGTATGGATGGTATACGAACGAAGAAAATACAACTTGGTATCGGCAGCAGGAGGAAGAAAGTGCCGAAGTACAGGAGGAAGCAATAACCCCGGTGAAAAGAGGAAGAAAACCTAAAAACACATAACATGGAAACCAAACCAAAAGTAAGACTAGGCAATGGAAAGAAAAGAAGTGCATCATGGTTAACCGCTGCGATCTGCCTATCGGATTGCCAAGCGCATGCCTACACCTATAATGGGAAGACTTATGTAAATGTGAATATCAACATCTATGATAAGCCGAATGACTTTGGGAAGGATGTTGCTATTAACCTAAACGATTACAAAAAAGAAGAAAATTTAAACCCTGAGGTTAACAAAGTACCTACAGCAACTTATCAGGATGAAGATTACGATCTACCCTTTTAATGAAAAAGCACACCAAGATTTACATGGAATATTTCGGCTACACCATAGCTGATTTTATTCCTTGTGAATCCTGCGGATCTCAGGCAGTAGACATCCACCATATCAAAGCAAGGGGAATGGGTGGAAGTAAAACAGCGGATCGGATAGAAAACCTTATGGCCTTGTGCAGGATCTGTCACGATACTATGGGAGACAAGAAAAGCTACCGGGAATACCTTGAGCAAAAGCACGAACAAAAAATGAATCTAACTAAATAAAACCATGGCAAACTTTCAATTGAATTTTAACAGCGAAAAAAAAGTAATTAGCATTACCCTCGATAATGAAGATGGAATATTTGATCTCGCACATTTGTTTAAGAAGCTTTTAGATGATGCGGGTATCCCTAACAAACTAGAAGAAAAGGATGTAACACCTGTGGAGGCTTTACAAGTAGCAAACGAAAAGCTAGACTAATGGAGATCAGAAGCGTTAAACTTTCCGAGATCAAAAGCAATCCGAATAACCCTAGGATAATTAAGGACGATAAGTTCAGAAAGCTAGTCAATTCTATTCAGGAGTTTCCAAAGATGCTAGAGATCAGGCCTATCGTGGTTAATGCTGACATGATTGTGCTAGGGGGAAACATGAGGTTAAAAGCTTGCAAAGAAGCAGGATTGAAAGAAGTGCCGGTGATCTTTGCGGATGATCTTACGGATGAAGAACAGAAGCAGTTTATAATTAAAGATAACGTAGGATTTGGGGAGTGGGACTGGGACATGATCGCCAACGAGTGGGATGCTATTGAATTGCAGGAGTGGGGATTTGATATACCGGGCTTTGATAACGTGGAAGATTTAGGGGAAGACTTTACTTTGCCTGAAGGGGATAAGGCACCGTTTCAGCAAATGACTTTCACGCTAGCGGATGAACAGGCTGAACAGATCCAGAACGCAATCGCAGATATTAAGCAAACTCAGGAATACAAATATGCTGAAACTATGGGTAATGAAAACTCAAACGGGAATGCTTTGTATTTAATAATTATGCAATGGGCAGGGCAAAAGAAATAATAATAAAAGTTATCGCAGCTTCTGTAGCAAATCAGTTTATAAAAAAACATCATTATAGCGGGAAAGTAGTACCAAATTCTAGCCTACACTTTGGTGCTTTTCTAGATGAAAAATTGCATGGTGTTTTAAGCTATGGGAGTCCAATGGTAAAAGCAAAAGTTATTCATTATGTAAAAGAAACAAAATGGAATGAAGTCATAGAACTTAATAGAATGGCTTTTGATGATTACCTGCCTAAATATTCTGAAAGTAGGTGTATATCAATTACAATTAAATTAATAAAAAAAAATGCCCCTCATATAAAATGGATTCTAAGTTTTTCAGATGGTAATTTGTGCGGGGATGGGACTATTTATAGGGCAAGCGGTTTTAAATTAATTGGAGTAAGTAAAAATACAAGCACTTACCAACTTCCAAATGGTGAAGTCGTTTGTAGCTTAACAAGTTCAGCACATAGAACAAAAGAAAGCAACGGAAAAAGCGGTACTAATTGGATTAAAGATAACGGGGGTAAAAAATTAGATGGTTTTCAAATTAGGTACATTTATTTAATTGATAAAAATGCAGAACTAACGGTGCCCATTTTGCCGTTTAGTAAGATAGATGAAATGGGGGCAGGAATGTACAAAGGAGAAAAAGTAACTTTGGCAGAAAGAAAATAAAACATGCGCAAATGGGGTAAGGTAACCCGCTTAGCATTCCAGCTAGGAGATGGCAGTCGGACTGACCTTTGCGCTCAAGATTAATCAAAAGTCAACAATATGAAAAAGCCTGAGAGATCTGTAATAGAGAAAGCCATCGTGAAGGCATTTGGGAACCTGTCTACGGCTGCAAGGTCACTTCAGGTAGATAGAGTAACCTTGTACAAATGGATCGAGCAGGAGGGCTTAGAACAGGCTGTAATCGAAGGTAGGAATACTAGGCTAGATTTTGTTGAAAGCAAGCTAGATCAGAAGATAGATGGCGGTGATACTACTGCCATCATTTTCTTTCTAAAAACTCAAGGCAAATCCAGAGGTTATGTAGAAAGGCAGGAAGTAACCGGGGCAGATGGAAAGAAACTTTTCGAAGTGACCATTATAGATGGCGCAGATTAAACTTAAAACCAACAAAGTATTCAGGCACCTAGAAGAAAGCACTGCTAAAATAGTTGTGCAGCAAGGAGGTACCAGATCAGGCAAAACCTTTAACATCCTGCTTTGGATTATCTTTGCTTACTGCCAAAGAAACGAGGGCAAGATAATCACGATCTGCCGAAAGTCTTTTCCTGCTTTGAGAGGCACGGTGATGCGAGACTTTTTTCAGATTCTTAAGGATCATGACATCTACTCAGAAGATGATCACAGCAAAAGCAATAACGAATACAGGCTAAACCAAAACACCATTGAATTTATTTCTTTGGATATGCCTCAAAAAATTAGGGGTAGAAAGCGGGATCTACTTTTTTGCAATGAGGCCAACGAATTGACTCACGAAGATTGGACTCAGCTGCTATTCCGTACAAATGAGAAAGTGATTCTGGATTACAATCCATCGGAAGAATTCCATTGGATCTATGACCAAGTGTTAACCCGTTCGGATGTCGAGTTCTTCCAGACTACCTACAAGGACAACCCATTTTTAGGCGATGTAATCAAGGAAGAAATCGAAAGGCTGAAAGGTATAGATGAAAATTATTGGAGGGTCTATGGCCTAGGAGAACGGGGACAAGCTAGATCCTTGGTATATACTTTCAGTACCACCAAAGAAATCCCAAAGGAAGCAAAGCTAGTAAGCTACGGCCTTGACTTTGGCTATAGTTCAGATCCAACTTCCCTAGTTCGCACGTATATTCTAAGGGACGATATGTACGTGGATGAACTACTTTACAGAACCGGGATGACCAACCAAGACATCGCAAACGAAATGAAAGTTCTAGGGTTGGATCGAAGTAACGAAATCTATGCGGATTCAGCAGAGCCAAAAAGTATAGAAGAAATCTACAGGATGGGATGGAACGTGAAGCCAACTATCAAAGGATCTATCAACATAGGGATAGACATAATCCGCAGATACAAGCTGCACGCAACGGAAAGCAGTTTTAACTTGATCAAGGAACTCAGAAACTACAAATACATCGAAGATAAAAACGGGATATTAACCAACAAGCCCGTGGATAATTTCAATCACGCTTTGGATGCTCTTCGCTATTCGGTAGTGAATAAGATTTCAAAGAGCCATTTAGGTAGGTACTCATTCAGGTAGCGGTCGCAGATTGCGACCACAGATAAAAACATAAACCAAACAAAATATATTTAGAATCATGTGGGACAAACTTACAGTCGGACAATTTATTACGCTTTACGATATCGAGGCAAGCCCGAATCTAAACATCATTGAAAAGCAGCAAAAAATGCTAGCTGTGATCGAGGGTAAGAATGAGCGGGAGTACGATGAATACAAATATCGGGACTTGATCAAAGAGTACGGTGAAAAGCTTTCTTTCTTTGACAACATTCCAGAATCAAAGCCTGTGGACTATTTGCAGGTAGGGGATAATCGCTACAAGTTCTGCTATGAATTGCAGGAGATAACAGCCGGGCAGTACATAGATATACTTTCATTTAGCGGTGAGATCATGCAGCTAAACAAGATCGCTGCCTGTTTCTTTCTACCTATGGAGGGTGACAAATACAAGGGCTATGGGGTAGTGCCTCATGAGGTGGTCGCAGATGATTTGCTAGATGCTAACTTCTTGCAGGTTTATGGGTGCATGCTTTTTTTTTGTCAATTATTCAACGAGTTAATCGGCAGTACAATAACCTACTCAATTCAGAACAAGGAGATGGCGGCGAAGGCAGCCCGTTTATGG